ACGGCTATATGGTGGTATCAAGTCTTGCGGGGAGAAATCCATGTTATCGACCATTACGCGGTATCGGGCGCAAACATTGAAGAACTCGCGCAGGTTATCGAGAGCAGAGGTTATCGCTATGGTAAGCATTGGCTCCCGCACGACGCGAAAGCCAAAACCCTTGCCAGCGGCGGCAAGTCCATCATTGAGCAGCTTGGGGCGCACTTGGGCATTTCCTCGTTGGCTATCGTCCCTGATTTGTCGATCCAAGACGGCATCCAGGCAGTAAGGAAAATGCTCCCGATCACTTGGTTTGACAATAAATGTTACGAGGGCATCGAGGCATTAAAGCAGTATCAGCGCGAGTATGACGAGGACAAAAAGGCATTCAGACAGACCCCGCGACACGATTGGACTAGCCATCCTGCGGATGCTTTTCGTATGATGGCGATCGCATGGAAGCAAGAGCCGGTAGTCAGAGCGCCGGATAGAGACAAGCCTCTGATGGTAGGCCCGCAAAACACAGTTACCCTTAACGATATGTGGTCAACTGTTAAACCTAAAGGAGCAAGAATATGAGTGGCGTTTCTTACCCGTACGCGTATGCGTATGAAACCGTAGCAGCAAGTCAAACCGCGCAGGTGTTGGGTGGCGCTGGTGCAAAAGGCGATTATGTCCATCGCTTGATCGTGGTTGCAGCGAACAACACCGCGTCGAACGTCACGCTGATTGATGGATCGACGAGCATCGTCATCACCGGCGCAACGACTCCCGTCGGCACTTACAGCCTCGAATTGAACATGGCAGCGGCTACCGGCCCGTGGAAAGTTACGACTGGCAGCGGCGTGACTGTTATTGCTGTGGGCATATTCTCGGCATGATGAACAAACCGGGGCTTTATGCCAACATCCTAGCCAAGCAGGAACGGATTAAGCATGGATCAGGCGAGAAAATGCGTAAGCCTGGCGATCCCGGTGCGCCGACTGCAAAGGCTTTCCGTGAATCTGCTAAGACTGTGAAGCCGGAGAACAAATGAGCGCAGCATGGACACGCAGCGAGGGCAAAAACCCTGAGGGCGGCTTGAACGCCAAAGGACGAGCCTCTTACAAAGCTGAAACCGGAGGCACGCTAAAGCCTCCCGTCAAAGCTGGCGATAACCCGCGTCGCGCGTCTTTCCTTGCTCGCATGGGCAATATGCCTGGCCCGATGGAAAAAAACGGCAAACCTACTCGATTGGCATTGGCTTTGAAGGCGTGGGGCGCAAGCAGTAAGGAAGATGCCCGCGCCAAGGCTCATGCAATCTCGGAGCGTAATCGTGACTGAGCGAGAGCGCATAGCGGCGGCGTTGGCGTATCAGCAGGCGCAGCAACCGGCAATGATGAACCCAAACCTAGCGCGTCAAGGTGCGCGAGGGCGGGAGAACATGATGCCGCCTACTTCGGTGATGGACGAGCGTTATCCGGCTTTTAAGCGCAATCAGGAAGATGCAGAGAAGCTAATGCTCGGGCTAGACATTGTTGGATCGGCTATCCCGCTTGCTGGCCCTGCGGCTAAAGGTGCGGTGGCGCTTGGCAAGTACGCTGCGCCACAGATCGCGCAAGGTTTGGAGAACTACGCATTCAGAACCGGCATGGCTTTGCCGATGGATGTATGGCATGGCACGCCGCATAGATTCCCGCCGACTGCTAAGAACCCATTAGGTGAGTTTGACCCGACTAAGATCGGAACGGGCGAGGGCGCGCAGGCTTATGGTATTGGGCATTATCTTGCGGAAGCTCGAGGAACTGGCGAAGAATTTAGAAAAGCATTATCAACAAAAATTGATGTAAACGGCAAGCCTTTGTATGCAGCAAATAAAACTATTGGATCAACTGGAAACAGCGATTTAGATGATTACATAGTGGCAAATTTGGGCGATGTAGCAACAACAAGAAAAAATTTGCTTGCTGACATTAAAGACGTTCGCAAAGGAAATCCCGAAGCCGCAAAAGAAATGCAAAAATCATTAGCAGAACTTAGAAAAGCAAAAATCAATCAAACGGAAGGTGGCTCACTCTACAAAGTAGACTTACCCGACGAAGTAGTGCCGCGTATGGTTGAATGGGAATTGCCATTGTCTGAAATGGATGAAAAATTAGCGGCAGCAATAAATCCATTGCAACAAAAATTGATGGCAAGCCCAAATCCTGCTTTGTTTAAAAACGCAAAATCGGTTGGAGACATTATTCAGTATTCCAATGCTATAGGATTGAAGCCGCATGAAGTATTGCAACAAGCAGGCTATCCCGGCATCAAATACTTAGACGCTGGATCACGCGGCGCAGGCACAGGAACACGCAATTTCGTTGTATTCCCTGGCAATGAAGGTTTGCTGAATATACTAGGACGAGAATAAATGGACGAACCGCAAAGCACAGGCTTGCAGAAGCTGCTGCACAATGTTGCAGCCTATGACAACGACTTTAAGAAGTGGGAAGCCCGCGCTCAAAAGATCATCAAGCGTTATCGGGATGACAACCGCAGTCAAAACACCAACGAGACTGCCAAGTTCAACATCCTATGGTCGAACGTTCAGACGCTGATTCCTGCGGTCTACGCGCGTCTCCCGAAAGCTGATGTATCGCGTCGCTTCGGTGACAATGACCAAGTTGGACGGGTGGCTTCCCTGCTGATTGAGCGGGCGCTGGATTTTGAAATCGAGCATTACCCCGATTTCCGCAGCACGATGAAGCACGCAGTCGAGGATCGTTTTCTCGGCGGGCGCGGTACGTCTTGGGTGCGGTATGAGCCACACGTTCAAGCTGTCGATATGCCCGAGGATGGGCTGGAAATTACCGAGGACATTGACGAGCCGGAGGCAAACAATCAATCCTTGGCTGGCGAAGAACCGCTAGAGGAAATCGAATACGAATGCGCCCCCGTCGACTATGTCCATTGGAAGGACTTCGGGCACTCTGTTGCCAGGACATGGGAAGAAGTTACCGCGGTGTGGCGATGGGTTTACATGACCCGCGAGGCATTGGTAGAGCGGTTTGGCGAGGAAGTCGGTAACAAGATTCCTTTCGATGCAGGCCCGGACACCCTCAAGCAATACGGGCAATCCACCAAGGAACACACCCGCGCAAAGATTTGTGAATACTGGGACAAGGAAACCGGCAAGGTTTACTGGTTCAGCAAGTCAATGCCCAACATTATTGACGAGCGTGATGATCCGCTGGAGTTGGAAGGATTCTTCCCTTGCCCGCGTCCGTTATATGCCACAGTCACAAGCGATACCCTAGTCCCTGTCCCTGACTTCGTGTTGTATCAGGATCAGGCGAACGAGCTTGATATTCTGTCTGACCGCATTGACGGGTTGGTCAAGGCTTTGCGTGTGCGCGGGGTATACGACGCTTCACAGCCTGCATTGCAGCGACTGATGACCGAGGGCGAGAACAATGCTCTGTTGCCGGTTGATACTTGGATGGCGTTTGGCGAGAAAGGCGGCTTAAAAGGCGCAATTGACTTCCTGCCAATTGACATGATCGCCGCCACGTTGATCCAATGCTACCAAGCGCGAACGGAAATCAAGAATCAAATCTACGAAATCACAGGTCTTTCGGACATTATCCGAGGATCGTCGTTTGCGTCTGAGACAGCGACTGCGCAACAGATTAAGGGGCAATACGCTTCGATTCGGTTGCGTGCCATGCAAGAGGATGTGGCGCTGTTTGCGACGGGCTTGCTTCGTCTGAAAGCGCAGGTTATCTGCACCAAGTTCACGCCGGAAACGATCCTGCAATACGCTGCTGCAAACCAGCTCGAGCCGGAAGATCAGCAACTGATTCCTCAGGCACTCGCGCTGTTGAAAGACAAGCCTCTGCGGAACTTCCGCATTGAGGTGGCAGCGGATTCGCTGGTGCAGCTGGACGAACAGCAAATGAAGCGGGATCGGGCTGAGTTCATTTCCGCATTGGGTGCGTTCTTGCGGGAAGCCTTGCCGCTTGGTACGCAAGCGCCGGAACTTGTGCCGATGATTGGTGAAACGATGAAGTTCATGGTGGCATCGTTCAAAGGTGCAAGACAACTTGAGGGTGCAATAGATCAGGGCATCAATCAAATCGTGAACCGTCCGCCGCCACAGCCGCAGCAGAACCCCGAAATGATGAAGATGCAGGCTGAACAGCAAATGACGCAAGCGAAGATGCAAGCCGACGCACAGCTAGAGCAAGCCAAAATGCAAGCCACTATGCAGATTGAGCAGGCTAAATTGCAGCTTGAGCAAGCCAAAACGCAGCGCGAGGTCGAAGTTGAGCAGATGCGGGCGCAGATGGACGCTCAGAAAATGGATTTTGAGCGCCAAAAAGCCGAGATGGAGGAGCAATACAACCGCTGGAAAACGGA